CACTAAAATTAGAAGTATCCCATGCAACTTCTAGTCTAGGTACATAAATTGTATTAGTATCTTTGCTAAAAAATTTAAGTTCACCGAAAGGCTGACCCGATCGCTCATCGGAATCAGGCCGTTTAACTAGAAATCCATAATTAGGATATTTAGGTTGTAACCATCCGTTAACGATGTTAGTTACATCAACACGTAAATCTGGCGATTCATAATTAAATTGTTTTGATGCGGTGGCATATCCAATTAACGCACTCCACGAAGTATTTCCCCAGTCAATATTAGGTTTAATCCAAGTACCACCGCCGATATTCGTCATCCCATTCGATCCTGTAATATCACCGGTACCAGCCGTAGTCCACGTTTGTCCGACATTTTCAGATGATCGATATTGCCATGACGCGCCATTTGTAGTTATTGGAGTATCCGCGTCAGTACCGGTACCATTTACCCATTGTTCACCGATAGCATATACTTCAAGTGAATATGATATAGGCAAATTAGTAGAATTTGTAGCACGTAAATTTAGATAATATTTTGCATTATTACCGATAAGACCGCTAGCACGCGCTTGTGATATAGTAGTTATTTCATCGCCAAAATCAATTAAAATACGAGTATTATATGTATTAGTACCAATTATACCAGAATCAGGTGACCCCGAAGCTATTTTACTTACTTCAAGAATCTGATCGATACCCGTATTTTTTGTCGGGTATTTTTCGTAAAGCGTAGCATCACGGCGTGGATAAAATAATCGATACATTTATGTCCTTTAGAATTTAACTACTCTTCCTTTGATATCAGTATCTGGATACTTAATTTCAAATATCGATGGGTCTAATGATGGATATATAATATTGTTACGTGTTGCACTAGATATATCATAAACATTACCACTATACCCGGCATTTATATCAAAAACATTTTTTACTTCAAAATTAACTACAGATTGTACACCGTCTACACGATCTAGATCTGTCATACAATTACTAATTATAATAGGTGCATTGATTTGATTACGATCGTTACTAAACTTATCACGTAACATACTCAAGCATCGCAATAATACTTCATTAGAATTATAATCCGGGCGTGTAACGATTTCAAATTCAATTTGAATGTTAATAATAAATGCATCTTTAAGACTTATCGCATCCGTTAAAATTCGATAATTTGATAAGTATGTACGTAAATTTTCTTTAACAACTCTGTTAACAGGTACTAAATTTTTATTGGCATCGAATCCTAACAAATAAATATCTAATCCTAATTGATTGGCAATGGTATCTCTAGGGTATTCGCGATCCGCCGTGTCTAATTGGCTGTCCGGAGCTAAATATGCTTTTGCTACACTGCCATATTTTGACGGCATAGCATATATACGCATTATATAATCTTCTTTAGTGACCGATCTATACTGTGATGCAAATGTACTAATAATATTCTGCCGTAACGATTCAATAGGCGGTAAATTCGATCCACCGGTAGCCGGAACTGGATTAGTAACTGCAACACTAGCTTTTGTGGCCGATAGTAACGCGGGATCTACATTATAATTTGTAGTTAAATAAGTTACAGAATCGATATTAGTAATTTCATTGATACTAACATTATCATTCAATCCTTTACCGATTGAATATGTTATAGTTAATGTGGTATTATTAGGGGCCAAACCATATGTATCAGTATATAGGAAATTTGAGGGATCTATGGCATTATCAACAAATCGTGTAATAACAGGTAATCCTAACCCGACGTTAGTAGGATTAGGTATGATCGATTCAGCCACCCCACTACTTATACCTGCCCCAAATTGCAATTCCACAAACCCATCTTCACGTAATCTAGAAACGAATCTAAATGGTGTACGTGTTAATTTAAGTATATATGGGGCAACCGTACGCGCATCCGATAATAACGGGTCATTAAATGAAATATTACGTATACTTTCAAATACAGTATCCTGTCCTAAAAACGTTACTTCATACCAACGATTTCCATCGTTATCAGTTACATTAATAATATCAATTATATTTTCAGCTGGCAACACAATTTTGTCATATATTTTAGGATCACCAAATGAAAATGTACTAGTTTTTTGTTCACCGGAAATTACATCGACCTGTTTCTTAAGAAGATAATACGTCACATTACCGCTACCATCGATCTGATATACGGATATATCTAAAGGGCTAGCACTGCCTGACTGGTGAAAATCTACTACATCCAATGTACGATATTTTACACCGTCCTGCGTGCTTACAACCATATTTTCTGCTATTTCTAACGCATATCGCATATCTGGCCTAGCAGCAGCGCCCGACCCGGTTGCTGGTACAGTATGGAAAATATCTATACGTGATACAGCAGATGATACATTACGAACCTGCATTCCATAATATTGGGCCAGACGTAGCATATTATCCTTTTCCTGTGCATAAGGTAATAATGATTCACGTAATGAGTAATCAGTGTAATATGATAATACATCCCCCACATATGATGCCATTTCAAGGAACATTAAACCGGGCGACGCTTCATTAAAATCATTATACGTATTCGGAAAATAGTTCCTTGCAAAGTTAATTAGGTTAGCCCGGAACTGTCCGAAATCTTTATTTAGATATTTTATATCTTTTTTTACTAATTCTGGCATTATGTACCCTCTATAATAGCAGCCCCATCAGATGACTGAAAAAGTGTAATAGTAACATTGGCGCCGTTTTCAGTGACACGGAACACAATGCTAATAGTAAATGTATGTTGATCCGGAAAAAACTTCGCATCAACCGATACTAGTATTATATACGGTAACCAGAAATTTATTGTTTCTTTAATATCATTTTCGATATCATCAATAACCGATGGATTGATATTTTCAAAAAGATAATCTGGTATAGGACTTCCGAATGTAGGTAAATATAGCCGTTCACCGCGGCGTGTTAACAATAAATTTTTAAGATTTGAAGTAGCTTGGTCTAGAGTAGTATATGTAATATTAAATATTGAACCACCACCGATATTAGTATTATAGGCTTGTGTAGCAGATCTACCGCCCACTGCCCTGTTGAATGGTAATGATATACCGATACCAATATCGGGATCTAGATCAAGTGGCTGATATCTAAATGTTTCTCTCGCCAATTAGTTACGCCATCCCCTTCTTTTTATCAATAGCCTTCATTAATGCTGAATAATCGCGATTCATTAAACCGACGGCTGCGGCCACTGAATCATTTTTCATATTAATTGGATTACCGTTTATATCAGTTGTAGGCGCTATAGTTACTGCCGGGTTAGCTGTAGGCATTATAGATGATTGTTTACGAGCCGCAACCGCATGTACATCATTACTACTAAAATTTCTCGATCCTAATACTCCCCAATCTTCTTGTTTAACACGGGGCTCTTGGTATAATTCACTCGGTGACATTGTAGCAGCCGTTTCTTTTAATAAATCGTTTAGCAGCGTATCCTTAGTAAATTTTATATCATTACGTTTAGGTTTGCTAGTTACCGGTATATGTTCATTGTACATATTAATACCGTGTTCCATGACACGACGATGATCGGTGTTATGTTCATTAAGCGCTTTACGCATTTCTTCACGTACGACTTTACGTACTTCCTCGCTGATCAGCTTACGCATAATGCTTATAAAAGTTTTGCTGTCCATAGCTTGCCTTTTGTATAAATATGTGTATAGTACAGTTTTAGTTGATACCAGCCCATGGTATTATATTAATAGGTAATGGGCTACCTGGCGGCATGAATCCGATATATATACCAAATAATGTAGACAGATGATTACGAAACGCCTGTGCCAATAATTGGGCCGATTGTTGCGCAGTATTACCCGGAGTAAACGCTGAATACAACTCAATCTGGAGTTGCTGTGCTACCCCGGGGAATATTACTATCGGGCTAGGTAATGCTATGAACGGATCACCGACAATGGCATTTTGTGTTAGAGCATTACGTATTTCATTAGACGATAATGGTAGTTTACTCGATATATCATTCAATGCTTGTTCTAAAATTGCATTGAATTGTATGTTAGGAATAAAAAAACCAGCGACCACCGGAGCTATTGTCGGTGAGGCTGGCGGTAGCGGATTCAAAATTACACCACCTGGTGACCAATATTTTATGATTCCTTGTGCTAACTTAGAATACGTATCGGGAGTCGTCGATGACAGTGATTTTTCATTACTAGTAAATGTACTCTCAAAGGCTTCGATTAAAATATCCGGCCTAGGTACTAGAGTAGTGTTACCAAATGATGTTTGTGCCGTAATGGTAGCCGATATATAAGCATTGGTTAAAAAAATAGCAGATTCTGTTGCATTACGTGCAGGCGTAGTGGTAAAATATGTGGTAACTGATTGCTCAAAAATCGACCATTGCGCTGCCATTATTGACGCATCGTATTGATTTGTGTTAATAATTGAGTTAATTCAGGTACTAACCCCGGCGCACCATTCGTTGGACCAGTACCAGTTTGAAATTGATATTGGGAATTGGCACTGGCCTGTTGTGTTAATAAATTAATTAATTTCTCGATAACCGTAAATAATTTATTCTAATCCATAGCCCACGCCGGGGTAGCTACAGTCACCGT